CCATTGAAGATCTTATTGCTAAGATTGAGACAGGTGAAGCTACCAGTGCTGATCTTTCAGTAGCTACTAAGATCCTCAAAGACAATGCTATTGATGTGCATGTCGAGAGTGATGATCCTAAAGTTGTGAAGCTGAATGGAATGGCTAACCATGAGTACAGGTTTAAGCCTAAAGTAAAAGAGGGATAATACATTTGCCATTACCTTCGATGTATATACATTAAGGCTATGGTAACTAAATCAGTGCAAGGATATGAAGGATACCTCATCAATAATAAGGGTGAGGTGTTCTCTAGTAAGCGTGAAAACAGGGTTAAGAAATTAAAGGAGGACATCTCTCCTTTAGGTTATAGGAGGGTGACTCTCTCCAAGGATGGTAATACTAAGAGATTCTTAGTTCACCGCTTAGTATTAACTCACTTCGATAGACTTCCTAAGGAGGGTGAGGTTTGTCGCCATCTAAATGGAGACCCCAATGATAACCGCATAGAGAATTTAACTTGGGGTAGTAACCATGAAAACTGTGAAGACGCTAGGGATCATGGTACAGGAGCAATGAAGATAACTTGGGAGGATGTTGACCATGTTAGGTATTGGTATTCAAAGGGTTTGTGCAATACTGACATCTCTAATAAAACTGGAGTGTCTTCTGGAGCTATATGTCACATAGTGTCTGGTTCATCATGGCAAGAGAAGCATAGACGTAAACCGTTCACTAGAGCTTATGAATACGATATGCGTCCAGAGTGGGTTGATGGTGAGAAGGTTAGTCTTAGCCGCCATAGAAATAGAAACTTTAAAGCCAACTTTGAGATCGCTGAAGAGATTCGAGAGATGAAAAGAAATGGAGTTAGATCTGTAGAAATTAGCGAGAAGACAGGTTTAAGTTTAGCCATAGTCAATAACATCGTAGCCAATAGAACATGGAAGAAGTAAATAACGCACTGCCGTCAGATCATCCGTTGCAAGATTTTAGAAACTTCTTGGATCTTGTCTGGGAGTTCTTGGCTCTACCCGAACCTACACCCATTCAGCTAGATATTGCACATAACATGCAGGAACTGTGTGAGCGTGACCTGCATCACCGTAAAGGCATAGTGCAAGCTGGGCGTGGTACAGGTAAGAGCTTCATCTGTTCTAGCTTTGCTGTATGGAAGCTACTCTTAGACCCTACTGAGAAGATCCTAGTTGTCTCTGGTAATGAGGAACGTGCTAAACAGTTCACCCTCTTCACTAAGAAGCTGATTGATAACATGGATATACTGGCTCATCTACGTGGTGGTGAGCGTAACAGTACGTTGTCCTTTGACGTTGCTGGTAGTGGTACTTCTCACTCACCCAGTGTGAAGGCTGCTGGTATCATGGGTGCTATCACTGGTTCACGTGCTACCTTGATCATTGGTGATGACGTAGAGACACCATCTAACTCAGAGACTATCGGCTCACAAGAGAAGCTTGATGAGCGAGTGAAAGAATTTGGTGATATTATTGTGCCAGAGTCACAGCGTATCATCTTCCTAGGTACACCACAAACTGAAGCATCTGTTTACAACAAGCTCAATGATCGTGGCTATGATCTAAGAGTATGGACTGCTGAGTATGTAAGCCAGAAGGAGAATCTCGACAAGTGGAATGGTAATGTGATGCCATTCTGTGTTGATGATGACAAGGCTGCTAAGAACTCTAGGGATATGGGTGAGCCAACTGAGCCTACCCGATTCTCTAAGTCTATCCTAGAGGTGAAGAGGTTAGAGCATGGCATGACTCGATACATGCAGCAGTACCAGCTATGTCCTGCATTGCTTGACCAAGACAAGTACCCACTCAAGCTGAATGATCTCATCGTTATGGATGTGGATAGGGAGAAGGCACACCAGTACCACATCTACGCTTCCAGATTGGACTGTGCTATTAAGGATCTACCGATGGTAGGCTTTAATGGTGATCGTTACTTCCAGCCCTTAGAGAGTGGTGGTGGCCTTGTAGAGTTCACTGGTAGTGTGATGACCATTGACCCCTCTGGACGTGGTGGTGATGAAACTGGTTACGCTGTGACTAAGATGCTCAATGGCTACATCTATGTGATGGAAGCTGGTGGTATTAAAGGTGGCTTTGAAGAGCAAACCTTAGAGAAGCTTGCCTATATTGCACAGTCTAATGGGGTTCATGAGATCATAGTCGAGAGTAACTTTGGTGATGGTATGTTCTGCGAGCTACTTAAACCAATAACCCAGCGCATCTACCCAGTAGCTATCTCTGAGGTCAGAAGTAATACCAACAAAGAGAATCGTATTGCTGATGTTCTGGAGCCAGTGATGAACTCACATAAGCTGGTGATCAATAAGTCTGTGATCGAATCAGATCATGAGCAGATACAAAAGTACCCTGCTGAGAGTGCTGTGAACTACTCATTGTTCTACCAGATGAGCCGACTTACTAGGGTGAAAGGTTGCCTACGCAATGATGATAGACTCGATGCCTTAGCTATGAGTGTTGCCTATTGGATCGAAGCTGTAGCTCAAGATGCTAAAGTGCAGATGGATCTACGCAACCAGAAGGCAATGGAGGATGAGATGCGTGATTTTATGAGCAACGTAGTAGGTGCTAGACCTAAATCTATGACCTTCTTCTAGTCCTCTTTAATAGATACATCCAGAATAGCTTCATCCATGTTGAGGACTTGAGCGCAGTAAATTAGAGCGTCTTTAAAGTCCTCTGCTTCTCCCCTTGTCTCGAAAGTTTCACGCTTTTTAACTAGGATGTCATCTCTTGATGAAAAAGTCTCTTCAGCCATAACTGTAACATTCCAAGTCACGGTGAATCTAACCATCACTTGCACTTCTTTGGCTTGGCCACCTTTAATAGTCTTAATTGTTTTGAACTTCATGGTGTTGAATTATTACCAATAGACAATCACCTTGTATATAAAAAAGCTGCGACTCGCAGGAGAAACTATACTAAAAAACCTACGAGCCGCAGCTTGCGACATGAATAAACAAATATGAAATACACTAAACCACTTAGTGCGCCTTCATTATGGGGATTTATTACTATTTGGCAAGTGGCAATCTGTTTAAAACTTAGAATTGATTTATTGGGTTATTTAAAATATGAGGCGGGCTATATTTTCTCTCCCCCTTTACTGATAACCGAATCTAGTCGCTTGTGAACCTTCTCGTTTATCACCTCATAGTTTTCAACATTGCGTTCACTTGACTGAAGCAAGTGAACTAGGTGTTAGATTCTAGTGTTCCACTCCCCCACTACTTTATCTAAGACATAGCTCTCCACATCATCGGAGTAGCTGTAACCATCTCTACCAGTGGTTTGTCTTTGCTCTTTTGTCAGATAGTCGCTTTTCTGTCTGCTCATGCTAACACAGCATTCTATGTCTATACATGAGCCCTTAGTTTCGATGTCTGGTTTCTCCCCACAAAAGGGGCATGGCAATAAATCTTCGCTCATCGGTTCGTGTGCTTTAGGTTAAAAGAATTTATCCCATAAGACATAGCCTAGACACACTACAATCGCAGTAGACAAAGCCATCAACCCAAGGAACCACCAGTAGTTTACGTTATCCTCTGGCCAATCAATCAGTTGCTTGTGGCCAGTGATTCTCTCGTAAGCTGCTATAGCTTGCTCTGGGGTTACACCATAAGCACCTTTCACGTACTTGTGGTCTCGGTACACTCTGCAAGTGCTGTTCTTACCCCAATGTTCATCATTCTGGTACACCTTCACAGTGTAATGCTCTCTCATTAGCGTATCGTAGTATGTCGCTTCCATGTCCTATTGGTAATTAATTACTTTCCTTCTGTCAACAATTACATGATCCGACTTGCCAATGCTCTAGTTAAAGCAAGGTCGTTAATAAGATACGTATCAGCAAGCTCACTACCTGCATCCAGAAGCTCATGGAAGCACGCTCCACTAGCTCCTAGCTCTTTCAAGTCCTCTTTGGACATCACAGTAGCAAACCCTACGTCCTCACCATGTAGACCTAGTACCTTAGCGCAACGATCTAACCCACAGAATGAGTTATAATCACTGCCAGCTAGGTAAATCATAGCCATGTCAACAAAGGCAGCACTAATGTAGCCAGTTTGGGATACAGCACCCCAAGGTACACGCACCTTATTACACCAGCTACGCACTAAGATGTGACGAATATCAAAGCTTCCTTTGCCATTGTTACCAGTGTAATAGCACCACATAGATGCTGAGTTCTCTTCAAAGGCATCCCAGAATCGCTCAAGGATGCTCTTCTCTTCTCCATATAGAAGCACTGGGGCTTCATCCTCCAACTGGTAGCCAATAGCGCAGATCGTGGACGTGTGCGGATCTAACGCTGCCTTGCCATAGGCATCCTCCCAGTATTTAGCTTCTGCTTGCGCTATCTTAGCCTCAATCTTGTCTGGATCTTTGACGTTACCCAGCTTAACTGAGTTACGATCAAAGGCTTTCGTGTTTTTTGCTACCAGCTCAACGTCTGGCCTTGTTTCAATATCGAATGCTATCGTGGTATTCATGTTTTTTATTTTGTTGTTGGTTTAGGTGCTGGTTCCAGCTTCTTGAAGATGGCTACAGGGCGTTTAAGTCGATCGTTCACGTAACACAACGCCCATGCGTGGTGAAAGTACCATTCACCGACCTTGGGCTTTCTATTATCAACCCCCACCAACTCATAACCCTCTTTTGTTGGGAGTGACCCGAAGGCTGATTCTAACATTTCTTTTTGCTCTTTGTTCATATTTTTTATTTTGTGTTAAATCTTTTCGATCTTGTCTTTTAAGTCTTTC